TTGCTTCGATTATATCATTTCGGGCAGCATCAATCACCGCGCCCTTAACGTAGCAGATCAGATCGTAATCAATATTACCCATACGCTGAGTAATAGATCCACCAATGCTTGAATCTCCACGCTCTTCGCCTGCGCTCCTTACTAAGATTGCAGGGTATTGAGCATTAGACAGCTTCTGGAAATCAAACGGCTCCCTAGTAACGTATTTGATGCTGACAGGGCTAGTAATGCCTTGCAGGGTTGTTACTAGATTTTCCGCTATATTTTCTCTAACACTCATTTTAGATTCCTAAAGAATATTTGGCCTAGCCGTTTTTCTTCTTTCCGATTAAACCCAAAGAAAGGGCGCGTTTTGTTATTCATTGCCGCTTTCTTAGACTCAGTAGCCCTAGTAAAGAATATCTCTGCCTGCCTGCCGTTAGCTCGGGTAGTCATAGAGCCAAGCATCTTTCCCGTAAACTGCAAATCAGGTATTTCGCCACGCCCTTTTGATCTTCTAAACGCCGCATAAACTGGGTTGTACTCTGCGAACTTGCCGCCTTTATATCCCCGACCTTCAGCGGTGCGGTCCTCAATAATATTAACGCCAGCCTGAGCTGTACGGGATAACGCACGCCTTACACTATCTGATAGCTCTTTACCCTTCTTTCCTACACGCCTAGCAATGTCTTTGGCGTTTGAGCTTATCTTTATATCCATTAACGAACTAACCGACCGTGATTAATAGGGGTCTTTTCGTCTTCGTCAATCGTGCCGTTGTTGTCATCGTCATATTCAACGCCGTCTTGGAATACAGCTTCCAATTCTTCAGCGTAACGGGACTTGTAAAAGCCAATCATGTTTTGGAAGCGATCACCATCCACCCAGTTTGTAAGCTGGGGCAATGCGTACTTCCACAGAACCAAATAAACAGCGATGCGAGTCCACTGTGAATCAGTTAAATAGTCGGGGTTTAATTCACCGGATATGCCGCGCTTCTCCCACCACCTGTTTCGGATTTCACGCTCAATGTCTGCCTGAGCTTTTGGATGCTCATCGGCAAAGGAGGTAATCCCAAGGGTAAGGATGTCCGGTACGATGTCCGATAAATCTGCGTCTGTTGAAAATGCCATTACATACCTCAGTAAAAACCCACCCCCCGAAAGAGGTGGGTCTAGTCTTACAGTACCGCGTCAGAAAGAAGCTCAATTCCGAACGCATCATCAAGCTCTGCAACACCATATACAGCAGTGGCGTTAAGCTCGAATGCACGAAGGGACTCATCACGCTGTGGAGCGATATTGAAATCACGCTTCATAGCGATCATGATTGCTTCTGGAGCGAATACAGCGCCTTTAGCATCTCCTGCGCCATCGATAACTACGTTAGCTGACTCGTAGACATTGATGCCCGCGATAGTTCCAACATAACCAGTACGCATCGCTTCGTTCTGCGAATCGCCACCGTTCGGGTTAGCGAAGGTGTTAGTTAGGTTAGCTTTCAACTGGTACGCTTGGAAAGGATGTACTACAGCATTGATAGTGCCAGTAATCTTAGCAGCACGGAGAGTAGCAGCAGCCTTGAACAGGTCAGCTACAGTGATCTCTGCACCAGCAGCACCGATAGAGCTAGAAAAGCCGTCAAACAGGGCGATCAGGTCAGTATCGATCTTAGTGGCGATAGCGTTACCGAGAACAGTTCCTAGCTCTACAGCAGGGTTGCCGTCACCGTAGGTAGCCATGTCAGTCAGCAGAACCTGTGCGCCTACTTCGCCAACAGTTACAGAAACTGAGCTAGTAGATACAGTGGTGCTTGACATATCAGTGCCTTCGGTCAAGTCAGCAGCAGCGATTGCTGGGTACTTAGGAACCTGAATGGTCTTGCCAGCAGTAGATTGGATGTTGTAGTTAGTTACAAGACCCATCATTAGTGATTGCTCTTCGGCAGTGAAACGAGCCTGAGCGACGATATTGACGAACAGGTCATCGAGAGTTGTTGAAGTAGTTGCAGCCATGATAAATTGCCTTTAAATAAAATTAGTTTGTGGTTTGTGGTTACTTTTTCTTCATAGCAGCAAATGCTTCTTTGCCACCATTTTCCCAGTTTGCAACCATATCTGCCACAGATTGAGGCTTCTGCGTAGAGCCACCAGCGTTACCCATCGATCCTGTGCCACCTTGTGACGCTTTGACCATGTGTGGGTTTACTGTCAAGAACTCTGCTACCATCTCGCTGACTGATAACAAATCACCGCTGTCATTGTATCGCGGTACTCCGTTAGCGTCTAGCACCTCGACCGTTCCGTCATCTGACAGTCTGGTCTGGTCTTTTAGTAACTGAGAGACTTGAGTCGGATTAACAGCGTTACTGTTAGAAGCTGCACCCAGAATCGCTCCATCTACTAGCGTCTGTTGCAACTTGCTTTTGTAACTCTGTATCTCCATGTCTTTCTTCTCGACCGTTTGCTTCAGGACTTTATCGAACTCCCCGCGCTCTTTCTGTCGCTCCAACTCTGCGGCTTCTTTTTTTGCCAACAGGTCTTTAGCTTCATCAAGGTCAACGCCAGATAGTCGTTTATCGAACTTGCGCTGCTCTCTAGCAACACGATCCGCAACAATGCGGTCTAGTTCATCCTGAGTAAAGGTCTTGCTTTCCTGAGTTTCTACTGCCGCAGTTTCAGTCTCTGCTTCTGTTTCCATGATTTCATCGCTCATGTCGCGTGCCTCTTAAAGAGTATTGGTGAATCGTTAGTCTAGCATAAATTTACTTTTTTGGTTTCTTCTTCTTCTTTGGTCGCCCAACGTTACTACCGTATGTACCTTTACCTTGTGGCATATGTCACCTCTTAAAAAACGCCTCTAAATCTATGGCGGCAGTTATAGCCGCCCCGTACTACAAAAGGATCGCCACTGATCTTTCCTGCCCAACTGCCAGACCAGATTTCCTCGATCTCTTCTTTTGTATATGTTTTGCCTACGTGCTTTTCGCAAAAATCCCGAGTCACACTATCGTCAGGGCCATAATACTTAAACTCAGTTGCACCAGCGTCTAGTGCTATTCTAGTATTCACGGCTGCATCAAACTGCATGAGACCATCGTGCAATGCTTGCTTTGCGTATCGTCCTAAACTTGCATCTACAGACTGTTTAATAGTAGCCAAACTATTCACAAACGATGTGCCTGTTAGAGTGCTTTCGTATATCTCTTTAGATACTGCGTCTAGGAAGTTTTGCCCTAGATCATCAAAACCCTGAAAGGTTAGCGACTGGAGTTGCGAGATTATGGCAGGGTCTAGCTTGGTAACGTCGCCATAAGTTCCCAGCATTGCAACTATGTCATCAGCTACGCCAGCATACTGCCTAACTATGTTATCGACTGTTGCTAGATATTCCTGCTCTATAACTTGCCGCAGTTCAGTTCTGGCCTGTATCGCCCATTCTAAATCAAACAGATCACCATCGCGCAATGGAGCAGTAGACATTAAATCAGCTATTCGATTTTCCAGCCTAATCAAGGCAGCAGACAAAAGTTCCTGATGTCTGTTAGCTTGAGCTATTACTGCATTTAGCTGATCAACGTCTGCTGGCATTAGAACTGACCAACACCGCCAGAGGCATCAGAGCCTTCTTCCTTTGGCTCAATAAGGGTGTCTCCACCCTCAACATCATCAAGCCCAATCTTCTCTCTAACCTCATTAGGTGTAACCACACCAGCATCAATGTGATAGCTGTATATCTGTGTCTTCTCAGAGAAGTCGCCAAGTACAGATGCTTTTTCTTCAATCTCAGCATGAGCTTTAGCAAGCGTTTCATCATCAAGAATAAGGTCGCTAATCTTCTTGTCAATCTCCATCGCAAGGGTTGCAGACTTAACGCCTGTAGCTCTCATCTGCTGTAGGAACATCAACTCCTTGTCGTAGTCTCTTAGGTCAAATGCGTCTGGGTAGAATATCTGCACATCGGGGGTGACATCCTGCCAATCACAGAACAACACCCAAAGCTGCTCTTCGGCAAGTTCTAGAAGGTCGGCCTTTTCTGATAGTTTGGCATTAAGCATTTGGAACTCGGTCTGCATAGCCACACCACTCATGGTCATGGCTTGCGTTCCGCGCACAGCACCCATGTGGCTCATGCGGTTAATTGACTCTACCTTATCGGTTATCGATGCACGAACAGCGTCTAGGTTCTGACCGCTAGGCTGTAACTGGTAAGGTTTTAACTGTGCGTCCATATCATCGGGCAGATTTATAATCGCACCAGCACCTGCACTAGCATCGGTGCCAAACGATTTAACCAGTGTCGGGTGGTTAGAAATACGGATTAGCTGCTCGATCTCTGATAGTTCCTGATAGATAGCTCTTTGCATATAGGACGCATCTGCTATGTCACTCAGCCCTATGCCTCTGGTTATCGATCTTTGTGCAGGTAGGAACACCGCAGGGATGCGACCCAGTACGTTGTCATCCACTTCAATCATCTTGTCTAGGTCATTAACTGAGTGCCATTGCTCTACGCGGTCTTTGTACCAAACGCGGTAGTAAGTCTCTGTGGTTGTTTCGTCAACACGGATAACGCTTTCTCTGACTTTCAGGTAGTCAAGCTCAAAGCGACCACTAGGGGTGCGAGCATAGTTCCAGTCAAGAACATTCTCAGGAGTGAACATAGTCACATAGGGTCTGATGTCTTGCTCAAGTTCTTCTGCTTTTGTTCCTGCTGTAGACTTAGGCTTATCCATCATTAGCCATACATGACCATACACACTAGACCAAATCTGAGCCTCACGCATAAACGAGTTAAAGCTGCGGCCATCAAGATCAGCATCCTTCAAGAAAGGCTCAAGAGCTACGTTATTAGCTGCGCTGTTATAGGCTCTAGTAGGCGGCACACGCCAAAGGAAGCTGCTGTAGATGTGAACTATATTCTT